ATTCGGGCCTGTGCGTCACGCTCAAGCAGTTCTGCGAGGCGCTCGCGGGCGTAATCAGGACGCACGTTATAACCCGCAAAAGTTTCGGGCGTTTGAACTTCAGCGCCGCGCATGATTCCAAAGCCGCCTTCTGGCAAACGAGACATAGCGGGCGTAATGATGCCGCTACGAATTGCTCGGCCAGCGACGTTTGCGCCACCGCCTAAAACCGTGCCAATCGCCGCGCCTTCTATTGCGCCTTCTAAACGGTCGCCTGCATCGGCTGCGCCTGCACCTGACAATGCGCTTTGTGCGGCAATGTCGCCTCCGGTGCGTAAAATTTTGCCCGTAGTGGTTATGCCGCGACCCAATGAAAGCGGGCCGGTAAACGGAGCCGTTGCAAGACCGCCTGCTAATTCAAGGCCAGCAGCGCCCATTGGATTGCGTTGTGCAAATTCTTGCGTAGCGCCACGCACCACATCGCGGTATCGCGGATTAACAAGTCCCGCCAATTCGTCGGCAAAGTTAAACGTAGCGCCTTGCGCGGCGGTCAATGCGCCTTGAGCAACGGGCGATAGTTGAGTGCCTTGTTGGAACGCTTCCGAGCGTTGCGGGCCTCCAATTGAGGCCAATCGTGCGCGGGCGGCTTCTAATGCTTTTCGCTGTTCTTCATTCATCGGGCAAACTTCCGACGTTCATCAAGCGTCATTACCGCCCACTCTTGCGGCGTAACGCCTTCTGGTGGATTGATAGGAACTGGCTTGTAACTTGGGCCTGCGCTCAATGCCAAGCCGCGAATGGCAGACTCTCTAGCTCGTCGCTTCTGCTCGCGGGTAACTGGATCGTCTCCCGCCATCGGAATGTAAATTTTTGCTTGGCTTTCAATTTCCGTGTCAGGAATGTTTGCGCCCGACTCTTTGCGTAACACCGCTGAAATAAAGTTAAGAGCGGCTTGATTAAACTGTTTGTTTTCTGGCGACAACAATACGTTGCCCACCAACGGGGTTTTGCCTTTTGCAGATGCTGTAATTGATGGTGCTGGCAAAATATCCAACAACGGCGCAGATTCAGACATACGGTCAGCAAACAACGCTGATTTACTTTCTTCGGCTCCCGGTGCTTCCGGTTTTGGTTTAATTCCCGGAATAATCACAGGCGCACCGCCCGTGGGATTAGGCTGGAAGAACACGGGATTGCCGCTTGCATCCACGCCTGATACAGGAGCGCCGTATTTGACATCTACTGTTGTGCGAGCAATGCCAGAATTTCGGAAATCTTCAAACGTGCCTCTGTAGCCTTGGCTTTGAGCAAACTTAAAATCATCTTGCAGCGTTGTCGTTTTGGGCGGCGCTTTAACGCCATCCAAATAACGAACATTGCCCGCTTTGTTGACTACAAATGCGCGGCCTTCTGAATCAAACTGCGGCGTAGTGCCGTACTCTGCCTCTTTCGGCGTTTCCAACATTTGCGCGAGGCGCTGCGCCATAACGGGACGATCTTTCAACGCAGCCGTGCCGAGGCTAGTAGACGCCATACCCAACACTTCTTCCGGTGCGCGGCGATACTGCGATTGGCGCGTAACTTCGCCCAACTCGGCCTGCTCGGGGATAGGAGCGGCGCGACCCACAAACGGCGTGGCTTGCATACGCTGGGTGTATTGATCCAGCGTTTCCTCGGGGCGCTTCGCCATCTGCGTTTCTAGTTCAGCATCAGGCTGGTAGGTATACCCGCCCTGCATACGCCCAAGCATACGTTGTGCGTAATCAGCCTCCATGCCCGTGGCTTCCTCGGCTGCTTCTCGCGCTTTGCGGCCTTCGCGGGCAGTTAAATAACCCTGCAATGCCTTTACGAGCGGCGCAGCCTTGGGGATCGGCGCTGCGTTGCCTTCCATCGGCTCATACTGCTGTTGTGCAAGAGCTTCAGCCAAGGCAGCACGGCGACGGGCTTCTTCTACTTGACGCTCGTACTCGCTTGGTGCGCGAAAGGTCGGGACATATCGTACTGTTTTAGCCATTTTCAAAGTCCCCTCTGTATGAGCCTCCTTGCGGCGTTGTCATACCTGCGGGAGCGGGCATACGCGGGCGCTGCATCATGCCGCCCACTTGCGGTGAGCGAGGCGGCCCCATCTGCGGCTGGCCCATGCTGCGAACGGGCGGCCCGTAACCCATCGGACGACCGCCCTGCATGGCCTGCGGTGGGCCGTTAAAGTTCATGGCCTGCGGCGGCACACCGGGGTTGGTGTTAGGCGTAGCGCCCGAGTACATCAGGTTAGGCTGCGGGACGTTCCGCATATTGTTGCCGGGGCTGTTGAGCGACAGATTCCGCTCCTGCATTGCCAGCATACGCGCCATTTGCTGCGGCTTTCGGTCAGGGGTAAATCCGTTCATGCATTAGCCTCCGAATAATCCTTTACCGATTGCGCCGCCTAATGGGCCACCAAGAGCCGTTCCAGCGGCTCCCGCAAGGCTGCCAAGTAACCCCATGCCTGCGTTATACGAGCCGACTTGGTTTTGATAGTTGCGTTGTGCGAAATCGCCCGCTGCTTGACCCGCTTGGAACAACGGAGCAGGAGCCACGGTGACGCCGCTGTAGCCTTGGAACTGCGGCACGTTAACCTGACCGCCTGACAACAACGCGCTGATCTCGTTGACCGGGATGCTGCGAATGGCAGCCTGTTGGGCAAGTGCCTGCTGAATCGCGGTGTTGCGGAACTGCTGTTGGGCGATGTTCTGCTGGAACTGCTGCTGTTGAGCGGCGTTGCTTGCAGCCTGCCGCGCCAACTCTTGTTGGTAAGCCTGTGCCTGCGCCTCGTTGTAGAACCCTGCGGCTCCCTGCGCCTGACCAACCTGCTGCGCCTGACGAGCAAGGTTGGCTTGCTGTGCGGCGACCTGTTGTTGGAAGTTCTGTGCAGCGGCTTGGTTGTACATCTGCTGCTGCGTAGCGCCTTGCTGAAAAATCTGCTGCAACGCTTCGTTTTGCAGTCGTGCTTGGTCAAACGTCGTCTGGTAGTTTTGCGCCAACGCCTGATTAGCAAGTTCTTGCGCTGACTGACCCATACCAAACTGCTGTAACAGCCCTTCACGGTTGAACCCAGCCGCACCAAGGGCTTGCTGATAGTTCTGACCGAGGGCTGCGTTTTGCGCCTGTTGTGCCGCCAACGCTTGCTCAAAATTCTGGCCGATGGCCTGATTTTGCATCTGCTGTGCGGCTTGGCCCTGTGCAAAGTTCTGCGCGATAGCTTGGTTAGCGGCTTCTTGCGCCTGCTGCTGCGTGCCGAACGACGCTAATTGCGCCTCGCGGCCAAACTCACCTGCCTGCAAACGCTGCTGGAAGGCTTGCTGCTGCGCTTGGTTTTGCGCGGCCTGCGTTGCCAACGACTGCTGAAGGTTCTGCCCCAAGCCCGTGTTGTAAAGCTGCGCCTGCTCCATGCCTGCGCCAAAGCCTGACAATGCGGCTTGATTGGCGAACATAGCGCGGGATTGCTGCTCACCAAATGCCTGCTGACGAGCGGCTTGATCAAGGCTGATGCCCTGCGCTGCGGCCTGCAACAGAAGGTCGTTTTCCTTCTGCATTTGCGCCGACATGGCCGAGTTGTACGCCTCGCCACCCGGTCGCAGACCTTGGTTAATCAGTTGCGTTTGGAGTTGCTGACGCTCGCCCTGCAATTGCGGTGACAGGCGCGACAACAATGCCGTCTGCGCCGTCATGCCAGCGTTTACTGGCCCCTGCGGCAAGTTGGCAATATCAATCTGGCTCTGTAACTGCGGGCCGCCCACAAACTGTTGTGCGTAGCCGAATTGGCCTTGTGCGGGGCCACCGGCAACACCGCCGATGCCTGACAGGTCAAGCCCTTGCAGGTTCAATCCCTGCGGGCCAGCGCCTGCCATGCCGTACAAGCCACCTGACGGGCCGCCTTGTGCGGTTCCAAACGCTTGCCCACTTGGAGCGGCTTGCGATGTAAATTGACCGGCATCAAACATGCCGAGGTTAGTCGGTGCAGCAGGGCCACCCTGCGCCAAGCCAAAAAACTGGTTCTGCGCGGTGCTTGCGCCTTGCACCGGAAGGTTGACCGTTGCCTGCTGGCCTGCGGTGACCTGTCCGGGCAATTCTCCTTGACCGTAAGTTGCGGTTGGAGCGTAAGCGCCTTGCGGTGCGCCTTGAATTGCACCCGATAAGCCGATGTCGTAGCCAAGGCTTGGCAGGTTTTGCGGGCTAAATGCCGACGCGATGCCAAGGTTTTTTAACCCGCCCGCAGCGCCTTCAGCCGCTCTTGATAACTCTAATTGCGCCCGTTCTTGAGAGCGCAACGCCGCAAGCGCATTGGGGTCAATGCTTTGCGTAATCGTTGGTTGTTCAATAAACGTCGTAAATTGGCTTTGATCTGGCGTTTCGCCAGCGTATTCGGGGCCGTACTGCGCGATGCGATCTTGATAAGCCTGCAACGCCTTGTTGTAGGCGTCGGTGTCTACGGTCGGGGTTTTCTGCCAAGTAACGACCTGCGACCCGGTAGGGCCGTAGATGTTGGGATTGGACATATAAGCCGACTGCTTGGCAGCGGCCATGTTCGCCTCACCCTGCTTGATGGCTAGGGTGGTGTAATCAGGCGCTGGTGGCGGTGCTGGTGATCTTTTGCCCATACCTCGGCTCCAAGAAACGACACCTGTCTGGTGTCTGCGTCATAAAAACAATGTCTCCGTCAGGTGCGCCGTCTTTAATACGCGCTTCCTCCGAAAACCCCATTTTCGTGACCAGTTTCAGCGCCCGGGTATGGTTGCTGGAAATCGGCCCTATTATCTTATCAACATTTGCGACGTTGTAGGGATAGTCGTACACAGCGGCAAGGTATGCCGGTGTGACTTGATCCCAAGTGATGTGGCAAACGACCGATCTGCCGTTCCACATCTCATAAACCGTACCGGCGACAAGCTCGCCGTCTCGCTCTAACCCAATGGCAACAGAGCGGTCGGGGTTATACGCCCCGTCTGTGCGTGACATCACCCAATGGCCCACATGGGGGCCGCTAACTATATTCCAGCCCATCCGAGTTGATACACCACATCGGTTGATGCCCACTCAAGCGATACGTTCTTGCTGCTGCTGTTGAAAATGATGCCGCCGCAATAACCGATACCGCTCAAACCTACGACCGTGTTGCTCGCAATCGTGTTGCTGCCCCAAATGGCCTGATCCCATAGACCAACGTCCCACAAACCATAGTTGGTGCCGACAAACGACAACGCACCAAGGAAGTCATCGGTCTGGAAATCCACCGCAATACCCACGCCAATGGTCGGCTGACCGTTGGAGTAGGTGGTTGTGCGGCCACGGGTGAAGTATTTGATGACGCCACGGGTGTCAAAGTAGTTGAACGCCTGTAACGCCTTGCTGTTAATGGCTTGACCGTTGTCGTTGTAGCCCGCCGATCCGGTTCCGGTCGTCCAAGCCTTTGCAACGTAACCATCAGCGCCGTAATACGGCTCATCGTTAAGCGATGACCAGCAGTTTGCGTACCAGCCTGTGAACCGACACCACGCTTTCGTGATGTTGTTCATCACAAACTGCACTTGCGAGTTTGACGCAATAGGAATGTTGACGATGAGAGCGTTGTTTAGCGGGTGATACAGCATCCCCCAGCCAAAGTTGTTCTTGTACGTTTTGGCGGCTAGTGCAAACGCACCTTGAATCTTGTCCGATAGCGCCACGTTGGGGTCAAGGCGTGACGATTGCAGCGCCGATGCCATTGGAATTAGGCCGTCAAGCGTCAAAACTAGCAAATCACCGCCGTATTTCAGCAAGCAACGCTTGGAAATTGGCGCGCCGATGATCCAAACGCCGATCAGCGCCCATGTGGAGGCGCTAGAGGGGTCGGTTCCGCGATAAACGATGACCTCGCCCTGATCGGTGACAAAAACAAGGTTGTCGTCAACGCCGTAGCCCGCGTCAATCGTCCACGACGCCATAGATACAATGCTGCCGCCCAAGTGCGCGACCGATGACAGGTCAAGCGCGTTGGCAGCACCGCCAACAGATGCTGTCGGCAAATACCATGCTTTTAACGTGTCCTTTTGGATAAACCACATCCTGTTTTTAAACAGGGTGGGCGAGGTAAGCGTAGTGGTAGTGACGCCTGTAATGGCAGGCGTTGATACGCCGTCAATGGCCGTCCACGATGACCCGTTGTAAAGCCGTGGCTTATCCACACCGTTTGCGGCGTACAAATAACTGCCGCCTGCGGTTGTGATGTTGGTGTATTCCCAGCGGCTGTTAGACAGCCCCGTTACGACTGCGGCACCCACCGGGCCTGCTGATGTAACGTCAAAGATGCTCCCGCCTACAATGGCAAACAGTTTGTCTGTCGTGCCTGCGCTGTACGTCATCAGCGTCTCAATCTGGCCGGTCATGCCCGTGGCGTGTTTGTCGTAGCCACCGCGCAACGTCACGCTGCTGACGCCGGGGAACAGGTTGTCTAGCGTGACGGCATCCGTGGGGGCCATGTTGGCAAGCGCATCGCGAGCGTTCCAGCCACCCACAGGGGCGGGGAGGGACGCCACATTGGCTTGTGTGCGCTGGATAAGGCGGCGGCGAACGGGCGAGGCCATTTAGTTGTTACCCGTGCCGTAGCCCGAGTCGGGGATATTGTCGTATCCAATGAGTACGGTTCCCGGTCGTGGTGCAAACGAGAGATTGGCGGCTGCCGTGTCCTGCGCCACCGCTGCTTCCAGTTCCATCAGGAAATCGCGGTACAGCGCCGTGGTGTCAAAGCCCTTGGCCTCAAAGTACTTGAGCTTGGTCATCAACACCATTACGCGATCTGGGTAAACGCAGGTGTCGTTGTCAGCGGTAAAACTGTTTTGCACCAAACCTGTTGAACTGTATGCCCAGCCCTTGCTGCGGTACTCAAAGCCGAGCAACTCGCCCGCGTTCATACCCGGCCAAATCTGGAAATACTGACCAAGCAAACGCCAGCGGATACGGGGGCCGGTGCTGATGTAGCCCGACAGCAGCCATTCCCATTGCTGCGGCGACTCGGGGCCGAGCATTTCCCAACGCTTGCTCTTATCCCAATGCGTGCGGTTGACCGTGCTGTAGTAGTCAGCAGGCATGGAATACTTCACTTTCTGGAAGATAACCTGCCCGCCGACCTGCGTCTCGGTGACCTGATAGTTGAGCGCGACCGAGGTGGGGCCAACGGATGTGATGTAGGTCGCATTGGGGATACCAACGCCTTGCACCTGATACGTCGTATCCAGCCCTGTCGTAGAGGCAAGGCCGGTGATCGCGGCCACCCCATTAACCCAATCACCCGTGGCGGTCGTCGCCTCGGTGTAGAAAGTATGCTGGCGCGTCAGTTCACGCCAATCAGCACGACGAAGCAACTCATAGCCTGCTGCGTTCATCAACGCCAACAACTGCACGGTTTCTTGGCTGGCGTTACCAGCCACCGTGTTTGGCGTCGGGATGCCTAACTCATTCGTGCATTGCTGAATGAGTTGAATCATCGTGCTGCCCATACTATGCCTCCGCTAAAGCCTCTTTCGGCGGGCGGCCACGACGAGGTTTGTCCTCCATCAGAGCCGCCATCTGTGCTTGCAATTCGGCTAACTGGCGCTTGGTGTCCTCAAGTTCTGCGCTGCTTTCAGCGCGGTTCTTGCGGTTGAGGTACAGTTTTGCCCGCTCACGCAAGCCAACTCCACCCATGCCAATGCGCTGTAGTTGCGCGTCCGACGCCAGAGCCAACTGCTCTACCGTCACAAACTTCAAAATGACCAGTTCTGCGATCTGGTCGCGTGTAATTTCCTCGGGAGCGTCCTTGTGCCACGCTGACAGCGGAGTGCCGATCTCTGCGGCCACGCCATCGCTCTGTTGCGTCTGAAAGTACAGCCATTGACGCGGGAAACGTGCTTTATCTTCCTCGCGTGCGGGCTGGTCAATGATGTTGGTCTTATCGCCGGGAGCCATGACGCGGCAGTAGGTTTTGCCTTTGCCGGGGCCATCGTCCTTGACGTAAAACTCAACGTGCAACTGTGCGTCGGCGTTAGAAACATCGCTATCTAGTGGCATTGTCCTTGCTCC